ACTCATGGCTTGGATCGGTCGTGATGTTCAGAAAGAGGGCTGCGTTCTTGATCGCCGCACTCATGTTCCCGGCGTGCTCGAACTGTAGGTAAAGCTCGAAGCAGTCGAAGGCGTGTTCGTTGCCGAACGGATCGGAACCGTGATGGCTGAAAGCGGTGTTGTTGTCGAAGACGTTACAACCAGCCAGCTTGGTCCCGCTGTTCGGGCTTAGATAGCGATTCGGTGCGGTGCGGCGATAGCCATACTTGACCAGCAACTCGCCGATATTGTGCGCCGCATTATAGGCATCGATGACCGATGTGCCGGGATTAGGTGCCCGAACCCGAACCGGGGCTTGATACTCAGGCCTAACCTTCCACGGGCATAGGTCCATCATTTGCGGGCGCAACTTGTCCCATTCGTCCCACATGACTTGGAGTTGACGCGGCAGGATCGGAATCTGATCGAAGGGCAATCCTTCCCAGACATAGGGCTGCATCGTGTCGGGATGGATCGACGGCGGCAAGACATCCTGCACCGGCCCACCGCGCAACTCGAAGACGGTCGTGTTGCCCCGGCCATCCTTGTTCGGCCATGCGATGGAATGGCGGGATAGATCATCCCGATGGGCGCGGAAGATCAGCTTGCCTCGCCCCTCCCGGCCCCGGATTCTGGCGGTTGATGCCATCAAGGCATCAAGATCAAGACCCAGCCCCTCGAAGATGATCCGCGTCCATTCCATGTGATCGATGTCGATCGCGCAAGTGCCGGTCCATTGATGGATGAGGCCGACATTCCAAGTCGGATTCTTGGAGTAGAAGTCGATGGCACCCTGGCCGGTGAGCGCCTTGTCTTTCTGATTCCAGCCGTAGGATGTCGGCCCCTTCTGCCCTGCCGGGATCGGGACAAGATACCAGCCGAGGTCGGTGTATTGCTTGATGCTCTCAATGATGGTCATTTATGCACGGCCTTCAAAAAACTCCGTGAGCAGCTTGATCGTCTCATATCGAGCGCCGGGAGCGCCATCCCGAATGGCCTTCACGGTGTTGTAAGAAAGACCGGTCGCCTTGACGATCTCGGGAATATCAGCCCCGGCAAGTCGGACGCGAATCTCTTCGATGGATAACATTGGTCAGTCTCCTGCTTGGTGATTGCAATTTTTTCTATTGCACGCATTTCAGAAATATGCAATAAGCCATCCCGTTGAGAGAAAAGGAGGCTGACATGAGCAGCAACATCACGGGCCTTTGCGGGGCCTGGCTTGAAGCCAAACGCCGCGAGGATGAAGCCAAAGAGGCCCGCATCAAGATCGAAGAAGAAATCTCCCAGGCACTGGACGCCAAGACCGAAGGCGCAATCACGCACAAGGTCGAGCCGTACAAGGTGACACTCACCCAGCCGATCTATCGCAAGATCGATCTGGCAATCTGGGAGACCGTCAAGCACGACATGCCCGCTGAATCTTGGCCGATCAAGGTCAAGATCGAAGTGGACGATGCCGGATGCAAGTGGCTTGCAAAAGAGCGGCCTGACCTTTGGTCTATCGCTGCCAAGGCAATCACGGCAACCCCGGGAAAGATCGGCGTGAAGGTGGTGGCCGATGAGTAAAGACATCTACGGAGCAGCGGACGCATTGCAGTATGCCCGCGACCACTTGGTCATTGCAAAGACTGACAAGGTAAACCGCGACCATCATGTGCGCTGCGCTATTGAGAACCTGCGAGAAGCTATGAGGATACTCGGAGTTAAGGAGGCCGAGGACGATGGCAATTGATCTGAAGAAACTGGAGCGCCCGAAAGGGCAACGGCCCATCATCGCAACTGTGTTCGGTGAGGGCGGCATGGGCAAATCAACCTTGGCTGCGATGTTCCCGAGGCCGGTGTTCATCCGCACGGAGGACGGCACCGCTTCGCTTGCTGGCAATGACGAGGTGATGCTTTTCCCGCTGGTCTCATCAAGCCAGGAAGTGCTTGACCAGATCGAAGCACTGGCAACGCAAGATCATCACTTCAAGACGCTGGTGCTGGATAGCATCACGCAGCTGGGCACGCTCATAGAGCACGAGATCGTTGCCGCCGACCCCAAGGCCAAGTCAATCAACCAGGCCGGTGGCGGATACGGAGCGGGCTACAACACCGCTGCCGAAAAGCACCGGCAGGTTCGGGAATGGGCTGGCGCACTGGCCTACGAACGCGGCATGAACGTGGTCTTCATCGGCCATGCTGACACCGAGACGCTCGATCTGCCAGACTTCGATCCATTCGCCAGATACACGGTGCGGATGCACAAGAAGTCACTTCCGCACTATACCGACAACGTGGACCTCGTGGGCCTGATCCGGCTTAAGACCTACGTCAGAGGTGATGGCGACAAGAAACGGGCGATCAGCACAGGCGACCGGGAAATTATTTGCTTCCCGCAAGCATCGAGCGTGACGAAGAACCGTTTCAACATCACCCAGCCGCTGCCGTTCACCTTTGAGAGCGGCAACCCTTTTGAAGCATTTGTAGCAAAGTAGGAGAAGAGAATGAGACTGAATGGATTCGACGCGAATGTCGTGGAGCCGAGTGCGCCGCGCGAAACGATCCCGGCTGGCAAGTACAAGGCTGTGATCACCAAGAGCGAGGAGCGCCCCACCAAAGCACAGACTGGCTCGATGCTGGTGCTCACCTGCCAGATCATTGAAGGGCCGCACCAAGGCGTGAGCCTGATGGACCGGCTTAACCTCAACAACCCGAACAAGACGGCGGAAGAGATTGCCCAGAGGACGCTCTCGGCCATCTGCCGGTCGGTTGGCGTCATGATGCCGAACGAAAGTTCTGACCTTCACGACAAGCCGCTCATGATCACGGTCAAGGTCAAGCCAGCAGAAGGTCAGTATCAGGCATCGAACGAGATTGCCGGATACGAGCCGTGCGAAGGCGGCGCACCGGCGGCTGCACCTGCGGCTGCTGCGGTGCCACCCTGGAAGAAGAAGTAAGGCGAAGCGGGGCGGCTCTCACGGGTCGCCCCTAATGTTTAAGGATTGTTCATCATGGATCATATTAGAGATTACTGGAAAGACCCGGTCAAAAAAAAGGCTAGGCTTGAAAAAATGGCGCATACACGATTTTTAAATAAACAGATTGAGATGAAGCGTCGGAGCCAACAGCTCTCTGAGTTTGATGAATTGTCGAGATCGATCGTACGTCTAAAAAAACAAAAAGATGAACTTGAAGCAAATATCAAACAGCTCCTCCCGCAAACAAAAACAATATTTGAAGACGCATGTTTGACGGATGTTACGATCCATAACGAGTTTGAAATAATTGCAGCATCTATACCGTTTAAGCCTCTGTGCGGAATCTACTTTTTGATAAAAGAGAAAAAAGTTGTTTATGTTGGGCAATCGGTAAATGTACCGGCTAGGGTTGCATCGCACTTTAATGATAAGAAAAAATCTTTTGAGAATGTCGCGATTATTGAGTGTCATCCAGATCAATTAGATGTCTGGGAGACCTTGTATATCCATTTGTTGAGGCCAGAACAAAATGGAAAAGGCAACACAGAATCGGGAAAGACAACCCCTATGAGCCTAAAAGAGATTATACTTCAGATAAACACTAATAAAAAAGAGGAATTGGACAGAAGACACATCAAAATTGCAAATGGTTTTTACGAATCATGACCACCGACACCTATGCAATCGAACGCTTCATGAAGCAGCAGCTAGACGGCAACTTTTGGAGTTTTGATGTCGAAGGCCGCATCGTCTGGAACGATGTGCCAGTTGACTATATCCCACAATTTAAACGCTACACATGGACGGACGGCGAGGAAGATCGGCCCAAGGCGCAAATCGTTCGCCGCGATTGGTCGATGGAGGACTTTCAGCGTATTGAGAAGCTGAGGATCAAGGGCCGGTCATGGAAGGACATTGCCAGGAACTTTGGAGCAAGCGACACGGCCACGAGCGACTATTACAAGCGCGTCATTGCCCAGCAAGATGCGAACATGACCAAGGAAATCACGATCAGGCGGATGAAGATCATCAAGTGGCTGCATGATCAAGCCACACCAGTCAAAACCATTTGTCTATTGATGGGCTACGAGCGAAGGTTGGTTGAGAGCGTGACAGGGAGGGAATAAGAATGAAACTAGACATGACATCGCCAATCGTAAAGGCGATCTATCAGCGTTACGAAGAGAACCGCCGCAACGCACACAGGCCGCATCTTGGCGGGTCGCAGATCGGCAACACTTGCGTTCGTGCGCTTTGGTATCAGTTTCGGTGGACCTATACAGAGAAGCACGAAGGCCGCATCTTGCGCCTCTTTGAGACTGGCGAACGCGAGGAACTGCGAGTGATCCAGAACTTGCGCGCCGCCGGTTGCACCGTCTGGGATCGCGATCCGGCAACAGGCCAGCAGTTCCGATATACGGCGGTTGGCGGGCATTTTGCCTTGAGCCTGGACGGAGTGGTCGAGGGCTTGCCGGAAAGTTCCAAGGTCCACACGCTCGAAGTGAAGACCATGAGCGAGAAGTATTTCAAGGTGCTTTGCAACCTCGGCGTCGAAAAGGCGAAGCCGGTCTATTATGCACAGTGCCAGATCGGAATGCACTTGAGTGGGCTGGATCGCTGCCTGTTCATTTCTGTCAACAAGAACACCGACGAGATTTACGCAGAGCGGCTGAAGGTCGATCATGCTTTTGCGGAGGGGCTTATCGAGAAGGCCAAAGGGATCATATCGACCGAACGACCACCGCTGGGCATCAGCAACGATCCGGCATGGTTCGAGTGCAAGTTTTGCCCTTATCATTCGATCTGTCACGGCGATGGTGCAGCGGAACTAAACTGCCGCACATGCGCCTTCTCGACGGCAGAGACTCAAGGCTGGTCCTGCGCCAGGCACAAGAAGGCCCTAGATGAAATCGACCAGCGCAGCGGCTGCGGTGATCACATATACAATCCGGCGCTGGTGAAACTGCCCGTGCATGACAGCGGCGAGGACTGGATCGACTACATCAACGAAGACGGCGAGATTGTGCGGAACAAGGGAAGGGAGTTCAAGTGACAATTCACTATCACGGAACGCCTTTGACGCCGCGCGACCAACTCTGGAAGATGGCAGGAAAGTCGTTTTGCGTTTCATTCGCGCATCCGGCAGATGCTGATATATGCCTTCGCATCGGCCAGTCAGTGATGTGGGACAATGGCGCATTCAGCCTTTACACAAAAGGCAAGGTCGTGAACTGGACTGCGTTCTACAAGTGGCTTGAGCCGCGCCTTGGTCATCCGCACTGGGCTGTCATCCCTGACGTAATTGACGGCGATGTAGATGCCAACGCAAGGCTTGTGGATGAATGGCCCTTTCCTGCTTCATTCGGAGCGCCTGTTTGGCATATGGCGGAACCGATTGATGTGCTTCTGAACTTCGCCCAGCGTTTTCCGCGCGTGTGTTTCGGCTCCTCGGGAGCATTCTGGCAAGTTGGCTCCGATAGTTGGTGCCGAAGGACTGATGAGGCATTTAATCAATTGTCGAAATGCGGTTCAATTCCTTGGATTCATATGCTGCGCGGCATGGCTGTGACTGGCAAAAGATGGCCTTTTGCTAGTGTTGACAGTGTGAATGTGGCTCGAAACTATAAGGACACAAACTCGTGTCCAGAAGCAATGGCGCGTGTCATTGATGCCGTGCAATGCCCTGCTAAATGGACTTTAACACATCAACAAATGGAACTGATAGCATGAAGATTCTGGCTTTTACTGCATATCTTGCAACCATACCTGCCGCCAACTGGCTGATCAGCAACGCTGGCACCGTTTGCGTCCCTGCTGGGCCGTGTCTGATTCCGGTCGGATTTGGTTTGATGGCACCGTCTGGTGTTTTGATGATTGGTGCGGCTCTTGTTCTGCGCGATGCGGTACAGCAGCTACTAGGTATACGCTGGGCATTGACCGCAATTGCCTGCGGTGTGATCCTGTCAATCTTGGTGGCCCCGCCTGCGCTTGTCATCGCTAGTGCCACGGCTTTTGCCATTGCGGAACTGATGGACCTGTCTGTGTACACGCCGCTTCGCAAGCGCAATCTTAGCCTTGCTGTGCTGTTATCCGGCATTGTGGGCGCGGTTGTCGATTCGACCGTGTTCCTGTGGTTGGCATTTGGCTCTCTGGACTTTATCGCGGGCCAGTTGGTCGGCAAGCTTTGGATGACTGTAATTGCTGCGGCATTCTTGATGGTTTACAATCGCAAATCCAATGCTTGAACTTCGCCCCTACCAACGCGCCGCAATTGATGGCCTATACAATTACTGGTCAGACAAGAAGGGCGACAATCCGATCATTGTTGCTCCGACCGGCTCGGGCAAGAGCCTGATCATCGCGCATCTGATCAAGGATGCGATGAGTTATCCCGGCACACGCGTTCTGATCCTGACGCATGTCAAGGAGTTGCTTGAGCAGAACGCCAGTGAGTTGGTGGCACTTTATCCCGAGGCAGATGTCGGCTTCTACAGCGCCAGCCTCAAGAAGAAAGTGCTGCGGAAGCCGATCACGTTCGCGGGCATCCAGTCGATCCACAAGAAGGCTTATGACATGGTGCCAGCGCCTGATCTGGTGATCG